CACGTCAGGACCTCGCACTGCCTTCTCATACATCCAGACGGCTACGTTATTCGTCCTCAGTTATGGGATAATAAGTATCTTAATTACGACTATATCGGTGCACCGTGGAGAGATGACCCAACAGCCTTCCTCGATCCGTGGGGAAGAAACCAGCGTGTCGGAAATGGCGGATTTTCCTTACGCTCCAAGCGTCTTCTCGAAGTCCCCAGTAAAGTCACCGTCCCTTGGGAAGTAAACGAAGGAACTTTTTATAAGCACATGAATGCCGGACTATATAATGAGGACGGGAACATATGCGTTCACAACAGACACATCTTCGAGGCACAGGGATGTGTGTATGCTCCCGTCGAGGTGGCGAGTAAATTTTCTAGAGAAGATACTCTACCTGACAGTGAAGAAGAAACCTTTGGTTTCCATTATCATTTCCAAGAAATACGATGACAAAATTCTATCCACTATGGTGGAATCCGTGGGGTGACAGAGGACTTGACCTCAACAAGAATGTAAGTATCTCAATCGATAATTTAGATTGTGATGAGAGAGCAGACTATAAGATATTATTCTTAGCAGAACCATATTCTATCCTCCCTACTATCACAGAGGGAGCACTTCGTGGTGCAAGTAAGTTTGATAAGATATACACATTTACTCAGAAGATATTGGATACTTATCCACAAGCAGAACTATTTGAATGGGGTAGTAGTTGGTTAGACTTCAAGGATTTAAAACTAAACAAAGGTAACAACGTCACGTTTGTCACTAGCGAGAAGTATCAGACATCAGGACATAAGTTACGCTTAGAAATCTATGAACTTCTGAAAGATATAGATGTATCTAATGGTCTACAATTCTATTCACATAAGTCACCACCATTTCATGAGAGAAGGAATGATTTCTTTGAGACTGCTAAGTTCCATATCGCTGTAGAGAACTCACGACAGAAGAATTATTTTACAGAGAAAATTATAGATTGTTTTGCATCTAAAACTGTACCAATATACTTTGGTTGTCCTAACATAGGTAAGTGGTTCAATACTAATGGTATAATAACATTCAAAGATATGCATGAGTTAGATATTATATTATCAAATCTAGATGCAAGTAAGTATGATGTAAGACTAGATGCTATAGAGGAAAACTATGAGAGAGCAAAGAAATACCATAGTGATAATGATGTGGTACCAAGACTCACCAGTAAAATCGTCAAGGAGGTCAACAAGTGAAGGTAAGTTATTGTATACCCACACATGATGGCAATGCAAAGTGCCAGATGTATTTGTTTGATATATTCCATGCTCTGGAAGCACAAACTGATCAGAGATTTGATGTGTGGATATCAGACCATAGTAAGTCAAAGAAAGTATATGCTGCATGTGAGGACTATGCAGATGTGTTAGACATAAAGTATGTACCTAACGATAAGATGAGAGGTAACATCTCTGCTAATACTAACAACGCATTACGTCATGCGGACGGTGATATACTAAAGGTATTATTTTCTGATGACTTTATCTTAACAAGAACATTGAATCAAGAATTGATACAAGCATTTGATAACACACCTTATCAATGGGCAGTCACAGGATATGCTCATTCTATTGATGAGGGTAAGACACATTACAATCCTAAGATACCTTTCTACAATGATAAATTACTCGAAGGTGTGAACACTTTGAGTTCACCATCTATCCTTGCACTAAGGAATGGAATTGACATGCTCTTTGATGAGGACTTAGTTATGTTGATGGACTGTGACATGTACTATAGACTGTACAAAGATCATGGACAACCTAAGATCTTAGAGCATTATCATATCTCTAACAGGGAACACCCCAACCAAACACAACGTCAATATGAATCTCTTTTACCCAAGGAGATTGAATATCTAAAGGAGAAACATTCATGATAGGATTCAACCATCTAGGAAGACATGGTAGACTGGGTAATCAAATGTTCCAGTATGCAGGACTCAGAGGTATTGCTGCTAACCGTGGGTTTGAGTTTGCCATACCTCCTAGTAACTTTAAAGATGAATGGCATGACCATCAATTATTTGAAGCATTCAAGTTAGGAGGACTAACTAACATTTGTGAGGTGCCAGGTCCTTATGTGGGAGAACAATATTTTCATTATGACTCAACACTATTCAATACCATACCTGATGGACATAATGTATATGCATATCTTCAATCAGAGAAGTACTTCAAGCATATAGAAAAGGAGATCAGAGAAGACTTTGCATTCAAGAATGATATAGTGAAAGCATGTAAAGAGATGATGGATACCGTACCTAATGCTATAGCATTACACGTCCGTAGAGGTGACTATATAGAGAACGCAGCTAACCATCCACCTTGTCCAAAAGGATATTATGATCTTGCCATCTCACAGTTTGATGATAAGCGGACTGTTATTATTTTTTCTGACGATCCTGAATGGTGTGGTACTCAGTTCACTGATGACAGGTTCCTTATCTCAGAAGGTGGAGATAATGTTGCAGACCTGTGCATGATGTCTATGTGTTCTGATTTTATTATTGCGAACTCATCATTCTCATGGTGGGGGTCATGGTTGAGCGAGAATCCTCACAAAAGGATAATAGCACCTGACAAATGGTTCGGAACAGGTTATACTAAGAACCATAACACATCTGATTTATACTGTAGTAACTGGGAGGTACTAAAACATGGCTGAAGTAGTGATTCAAGACGGTATTGAAATACCCGACCTCGGATCGTATGAAAACTTACAAATACAACCGATAAACTCTTGGGATCTTACCAAGACAACCTTTATCATTCCACTCAGGATAGAGTCTCCTGATAGGATGAGAAATATTACAACGTCTCTAATATATCTTCTGAGAAATTTTGACACTCAAGTTATTATAAAGGAACATGACTTTGAATCTATATTCATAGAGCAGGTTGTACCTATGCTTGAAGAGGTGCTAACCGTGGAGCAGTTGTCAAATATACATCATATATTTGAGAAAGCAGAAGACAAAGTATTCCATCGTACTAAACTTATCAACGATATGTTGATGCTAGTTGAGACACCTGTGGTATGTAACTATGATGCGGACATCCTCCTCCCGATGAACTCCTACATCTTGGCACAGAATACTATACTACAAGGTTATCAACCTGATCCAGAGAAACCACCAGAAGAAATCAAAGTGGTATATCCATATGGTTTCGGTGACTTCCAATACCAACTGTTTATTAATGACAATGATGTTACTCGTTTTATCAATTCTAATTTCAACTTTGGAGCGTTCCAACAAAAAGGAAACAAGTATGATGCTAAGTTTGGTTTCTGTCAGTTCTTTGACACGAAAGAATACATCAAACTAGGTGGAGAGAACGAAGGGTTTATAGCATACGGTTATGAAGATGATGAGAGGTACCATAGATTCAATAGTTGTTCTAGTGTATTGAGACTGAATGATTTAGTCTTCCACATGGAGCACAAACGTACTCCAAACTCATGGTTCAACAACCCACACATTGAAGAGAACAGATCGTTATGGGAAAAACTAAAATCAAAGACACGTAAACAACTCGTTGAATATTATGCAAACCCTGACTACATGACAGTCAGGGGTGTGAAGGATGGTGTCAAGGATGCCGGAAAAGAATAAAGCAATAAAGAAACTTGAGGGATTCCCTCATGTATTATGGATCAACCTTGATCGAGTCACAGAAAGAAAAAAATATATGGAGGAACAACTATCCTATTGGGGGATAGAAAACCACCATAGAATTTCTGGTGTTGATGGTGATGAGTACGAAGAATTTTTGAAGGGAACTCTACCACATAACATGAACAAGGGTGAGATAGCATGTGTTATGTCACATCTAAATGCACTAAAATATTTTGTAGAAGAGACAGACCTAGATGAGATAATCATCATGGAAGATGATGTAGATCTATCTCCTGTTACCAGTTGGACTTTCACATGGAAGGAAGTTCGTAAGCGTGTGCCAATAAACTTTGATTGTCTGCAACTTACTATTATAAATCCTAATGGTATAACATTGAAATTACACCATAGATTTATCAATGACTTTTCTGCTGCTTGCTACCTTATTACTCGTCATCATGCAACTAAGTGCATCCGTTTACACCAAAGAAAGACGCAATGGAAACTCGACCAAAACATCAGACCGAGGGCAGTCTCCGAAGATCTAATACTTGATAGTGGTAAGTCATATTCTACACCACTATTCAATTACAGAACTGACATGGGTTCTTCAATTCATGAAGAACATATTGACATTTTCCACAAAGGGAGTAAGAATGCACTAAGTGAGTTCTGGGAATACCAAGCAGTGGATCACACTATTGATGAGATCATGGAACTCGATGAGTATGTGGGTAGAGTTCCACCCTCAGTATATCTAAACCAATTGAAAGAACAATGAACGAGATTGACACAACAAATGTTGGAGTGGGTAACACTGCTGCTGAACAACCAATATTCACAGAGATGAAAGACATAGGACACATTGGTGTCTTTGAGAACTTTGTCAAACCAGAATTTTGTGACTCACTTATAGATCTTTTTGAGTTCTGGTACACAAAAAAATATTTCAAAAACATACCATCAACACATGATGTGACTACGTTAGGTGAGGATACATTTACATTAGATCATTTCAATGATGGTAAGACTCAGTTTCCACAGGGTGGTATGGGTAGAAAGGATCATCAACTATATCTTGAGATATGTGATCAAACTATGACTATGAGTGTCAACCAATCTGTTGGTGCTGCATTTGAATTGTATGTGAAGAAGTATACAGGTCTAGTAGATGCATCGGATCCTGTGTCATCATGGACATGTAAGTTACAACGCACTGATCCTGGTGGTGGGTATCATGTATGGCACTGTGAGAATGGTAACTTCTTGTATAGAGATAGAGTTCTAACATGGATGATATATCTAAATGATATTCCATATGAGAATGGTGGGGCAACAGACTTCTACCATCAAAAAACTTCATTCCAACCTAAAAAAGGAACGGTAGTTCTGTGGCCAGCAGCATACACTCACATGCATCGTGGTGCATTTTTGACAGGAAATATGTCTAAGTATATTGCAACAGGTTGGTTCATAAGAGAACCTGGTAACGTAACAGAGAAGACACTGAGTCAAGCAGCACAGCAAAAATGATATTCTATACGTGCATTACGAACGGTTATGATACTGTTCCTGACGTATATTACGACAAAGATTGCCAGTATATTTGTTTCCATGATGGTACTATAGAGACCACTAAAGCACCATGGAAATATGTAGAGTTAGAAGTAGAAGAAGAGTGCCAAGTTAGAAAATCATATCATCCAAAGCATTGTCCTCATTTATATTTTGATAAGGGTGAGTATGTTGTATGGGTTGACGCTGCATATAATATCACAAAAGATCTTGTAGAGTTCTCTAAAGAATATGAGGGTGACTTTATGTTACCAACACATCCTGATAAGAGATCATTGACTGCTGAGTTTAATAAACTGCATGCTTATGGATTCTCTACCAAAGAAGAGATCCTAGACATGGCACGTCTAATGCATAGTAGAGGTTATGAACCTAAACATTACAATCAAACTATAAACTGTGTGATATGGAGGAGACTTACACCAGAGGTTATTGAATGGGGTAAGGTATGGAGAGAATGGTATATGGGTGGAGTGAACAGAGATCAAGTCTCTAGTTCAATGGCAGAGTATCTTGTAGTCAAGGCAGATAGAAACCCTACACCCATGGTGGATCTATCAAAACCAAATAGAATCAAACCATACAATCATTCATTTTGTATAGACAAACCAACTAATAGATCTATTGTAGACTTACAGACAGAGTTGAATGAGATTTTCAACTTCAAAGATATAGCAAGTATCATGATAAAATCTACAACAGATTCATTACCGTTTGAATTTGGATCTGATATTGATACACAACTAATAGTATTCACATGTATTACTAATAACTATGATGTATTACCTAAGGAATCATACTACGATCCTAATGTAAAGTATGTCTGCTTCCATGATGGCACCATTGATACTACAGTAGAACCATGGATATATGTTGAATTAGATTTAGATATAGAAGACCCAAGAGACTTTGCATTCTATGTCAAAGCAAATGCACATGAGTTCTTTCCGGAAAATTCTTACACAGTATGGATAGATGGTTGTTTTATATTGACTGAGGAGTTTGTAAAGAATAGTATGAAATCATTTCCATTCTCTGTTCTAAAACATGGTGGTAAATTTTCTTTCCTTGATGAGGTCATTGAGGGATACACATGTGCATTTTTCTCAGAGGAAACTCTCATGAATTTTATAAATGATTTGAAGACTAATGGATATAATTTCAAAAAATATTCCAGTCCACAGTGTACAATAGTGTGGAGAAAATTGACAGAAGATATAAAAATATTCAATGAGAGATGGTACATGTGGGGTAATAAAAAATATAATCGTGACAACATACCATTTGATGCTGCCATTCAGGACACTGGAACTGAACCACTCTTCTATGGTGATAGAGATAAGTGTGGTATCAAATTAGGATTCTTTAATAAGGTAGGAAGGAGAGGTAAACACCCACAACATGGTGATAAGAAACAATATCTTAGACTAACTATATTATTGGCGAAGTTACAAGAGATCACTGGACTGAGTCAAAAAATATATGCTAAGTATAAAGATCATGAATTTTACATGAGGTACTTTGCAATTATATGAAG